ATTTTAATTCCATTGATCGCACTTTTGGGATTCGCATCTGGTGCGTTCGCCGGTATCGCTGCAAAGGTTGCCCTTCTACCTACTGCAATTGGAGTTGCAGCATTAGAAGTCCAAGCCTTCTTTATGACAACTCTTCCCACTGCTTTAAGCACGGCAGGAAGCGCAGTCATGACATTTTTTACAACAACTCTTCCCACTGCTGCCTCTACTGCGATAACATATGTTACCGGTACATTAATTCCAGGTATTATAACATTTTTTACTGTTACTCTACCTGTTGCTTTAAGCGTAGCAGCAAGTGCCGTAGGAACATTTTTTACAGTAACTGTTCCTGCTGCTTTTACAACCTTAATGACTTTTATGTCTACTGTTGTTATACCCCCAATAGTAACATTCTTTACTGTTACTCTACCTGTTGCCTTGTCTACACTTGGTGGTATGTTTATGACTTTTATTGGCACTGCTTTAACTGGATTGGGGACACTGGCAACAGCATTTTTTACCGCAATGGCACCAGTGGTAGCGTTCTTTGGGTCTATGTTGGCAGGTTTGGCATCGGTTACTATTGCCTTTTTGACTAATCCAATTGGTATAGCGATTATGGCAATTGTAGGTGTTCTTGCGTTATTGTATACATATTGGGACGATATCGTAGGTGCTTTTATGTCAGGTCTGAAACTCATTGGGGATCTTTGGGATTCAACAGTTGGAGCAATAGGTGATTTAATTTCTTATTTAGGTGGTCTTTGGGATTCAACAGTTGGAGTAATGGGAGATCTTTGGAACTCAACAGTTGGAATAATGGGGGATCTTTGGGACTCAACAGTTGGTGGAATTACAAATGCAATTTCTTATCTAGGTGGTCTTTGGGACTCAACAGTTGGAGCAATGGGAGAAGTTTGGGACTCAATAACTGGAGGTATAAAAAGTGCTTGGGATTCCGTTACTGGGTTTTTCTCAAGTTCATTTGAGGCGGTAAAAGGAATGTTTTCTGGTTTGGGTAGTTTTATCGCAAAAACTATGGTAGATGCCCTCTTAGCAATACCTACAGCAGTCGCAATGGGATTAGATTGGGTTGCTGATAAATTTGCCGCTGGATTAAATTATCTTATTAAATTAGTACCTGAAAAAATTCGATCATTTATAGGAATTGAATTGTTGGACGAATCTGGAGGTCTTGGATTGACCGCTGGTGTGGATAGCGTGAGATCTTCATTATACAGTACGCTTGGGGTTCAAGGTTATAAAGATGGAGTAAATTCTGCTCCTGGTGGTCTTTCGGTTGTCGGAGAGGAAGGACCAGAGATGATGTATGTCCCAACGGGGACAGAAATAACCCCGGCGCAACCAACACAAACTATGATGGATTCTATAGACACTTTTAATAAAATTATTAAAAACAATGCAGCCATGACGGCACCGCGCCCTGAACCAGCACAAACACAGAACAAAAACACTAATTTAAATGAAACAATTAATATTGTCTTAGATGGTGAAGTTCTAGCGAGACATACAAGACAAATAACAATAGACACAATGGAACAAGCACTTAAACCACAAACTTCATTTGGGTAGGAGTAAAAATTGAGTAAGATAGCGACAATTAAAATAGAAGCATTACATGTTGGAAAGTCTGTTACTTTCAATTGTGCCCAATTGGATGTTGCACAAGAATTTTCTCCCACATGGGCGTCTCAAGATGCTTATGGAAAAATGGACCCTATTTCAACTTTTGCTAATGTCAAAAGAACTGCAACTTTTTCTTTTACTTCTTTAGGTAAACAACCAGATAGTGCATCAAAATTACAAGCAGATATTGATTTGCTAATAAAGATGCAATATCCAAAATATTCTTCTTCTGGTGGTGGTCAAATTTTGTCTGCGCCTCCAATATTTAGCATTAGTGTTCTTAATAATTCAATTTATTCTCTATTTAAAGGTTATTTTACCGCATTTGGAGTTGTTCCAGGGTCAACGGAAGGGGTGCCACCTCTTGTGATAGGCACTCGCTTTTATGAAAGAAAATATAATGTTTCTTTAACTTTACAAGTACTACATTCATTCATACCAGGATGGATTGGCGATGGAGATCCAGGTGGAAGTGCTGGGATGACCTTTGAGGGCACGGGAACAGATGGAACTGGTAATTCAGAGCAGGTTCCAAATCAATCTGTTGATCCAGATGGTCCAGTAGAAAATTATACATACGCTGATGGAGCGCCATATCAGACTCCGATATCCGCTGAAGATTCCACTCCGATATCTCCTGAAGATGTAGTAAATGTTGCTAATTTAGGTGGCGGCACAAATTCCTCAACAACTCCAGAAGATAGAGAGGCAAAATCACCTAGTCAAAAAGAAGAAGCGGAGGCGAGAGAATAATGGCCATTAGTAGATATCGTGACAATGATGTAGTTATAAATACGGATTCTCAATATGCTAAATTGTTTGAGAGTAGAGGAATAAATCGCGCAATAATGTTTTCATTTAAAAAAATGAAACAATTAAGGTATAAAGATTTAACTGGAATAACGCTAGAAAAGTACACTTGGAAAAGTACAGATAGATTTTATAAACTCTCTGAGGAATACTATGGCGATTCAGTATACTGGTGGATAATTGCGTACTTTAATAATGTCCCAATAGAAAGCGATGTAAAAATCGGACAAAAAATAATAATACCACTGCCGCTAGAAAGAATACTAGAAATACTGGAAGTGTGAAATGAGCGAAGATTCCAATAAAGATCCAAATTTAAGTAAAAAACCAGAGGATAAGTCTGCTGCAACTGAGGCAGCGTCTGCTGAGAGTGTTCTGCCACCAGATATATTTTATGGTCAAATGCTTATATTTGATATGTTTGCAAATAATCTTAATTTATTTGGGGCATTAGATACAAGCAGAAAAGTCGAATCTGAAAATGTTTATAAATTACTTAGCAAAGAAATAGATAAAATAAATGATTTAGCAAAAATAAGAAAAGATAAAACTCAAGGTTTTATTGAAAAAATAACTCCATTAGAAATAGCACAACTTTTGCCAAAAATAGAACTTTCCATTTATGATGCTGCTAAAGACAAACAAACAAATTTACAATTAGTTAATCCAACAGATTTAAATTCATATGCTTCTGGTGGATATTTTGAAGGTGGGGTTGTTGGTCTAAAAAGCATAAGTATGCTGTTTGATGGCACTTCTGCCGTCGCTTTTGCAAAACATTATATAGTTGATATGACTTTTGTTTTTGATTCTATAAACACATTTACCGCACCTGTACCTGGAATGGGAGGGTTAACCTATGCAGATATTTTTAAAACTCAAGGAAGGGCAGTAAGTTCTTCAAACAAGTTTTTTAGATTGACTATTTCTCATAGCGGAATGAAAGAAATAGTAGAAAAATATGGATTAAATGATGATTCTTTTTCTACCACTTTAAATTTAACTCCAATGACTTGTAAATTGGCAATCAAGGAGGATTTGACTACTGAGATTCAAATGAAGTTGACCTCCCTTGAGGAAAAAGTTTTAGAAGATAGAAATTTATTTGACTTCTTAAAGTTAAATTTAGAAAACAGCAAAAAAGAAAAAGAAAAAGCATTTAAAGAGGCAAAAGAAGGTCTTGAAAAGGCAATAGAAGAAAAGAACGAAGCAAAGGCAGCTGCTCTTGAAGAACGAGCAAGTAACCCCGCTATCCAAGTTGGTAAAATGTCTATCACATTCCAAAAAAACAAACTAAAAGCACTACGAGATAAGTATGATGGAAAAACTTCAGATCAAGCAGACTACTCTTATCTGGACTTTTTGGAAGAAATGAACCTCGAAAGTCAGATCGCTGATGCTGAGAAAGCAGAGCAAGAAGCAAAAGAGGAAATAACTAAAGAATATGATGAAGAAATAGAAAAAAATACAGAAGAATATGAAGACAAAAAGAAAGCGGCAGAAGATAGATTTGCAAACCACAGAGCGCAAGCTATTGGTAAAAGATTAAATGAGGTTATTTTTTCACCAGGAAATGCTTCTGGTGCTATAAAAGAAGTAAAAATGTCTGTTGAGCAAATAAAAAATTACTTTAATGATAGAGCGGCATTTGAAAAAGATTTAATGGAACAAGCAATTGCTGCTCAAGCAGCGATGATGGTTGGGTTTTTTGGCGGTGGTGATGGCAAAGGAAAAGAAGGAAAAGATGGAGAAAAACCCGATGAGTCAAAAAAAGATGAAACTAAACCAACTGGTGAAGAAGATAGTGGTGATAAAGCAACAAGAGAAGCGGAATTAAAAGCAAAAAAAGCAGACTTAAAATTAGAAATAGAAGCACAAAATGCAGGGATTGCCGCCATGAAAGCACTGGGCGTTGAACCTGCGCCCGATGGCGAAGTTGCAAAAGAAATAAAACGATTAAAAGAACAATTAGCAGAAGTTGACAAACAAATAACTGAATTGAACTCAGCAATTAAGACTGAAGAAGGAGAAATTGGAAAAGAAGGTGATTTAATTAAAAAATATTCTGATTTTAATGTTGTCAAGTATATAACTTTTGGTGATTTAATGAGTTTGATTATGAATGCATTGGTAAGTGATGCAGAAAAAACCGCAGATAGTAGTGCTTTAAAGCAAACAGCATCCCTAAAACAGATGTTGGCAAAAAGCAGACTTCTAACTTGCAAGGTTAATACTCCCAGCGCCGCTGGACCAAGGGTAAAAGAAATGTATGATCTTCCAATTGCAATAGCAGAATTAGAATTAATATTTTCTAAAAGATTATTTGGCAAATCGGAAAATACACTTACAATATTTGATGTTATATCTGATATCGTGCAAGTTATGAACAACACGAAACAAACTATTTTATCTACTTTCCCTTCTAAACTCTCGAAAGATTATTCAAAGTTTGGATCTTATGCCATGAAAATTAGAACTTATTCTCTAATTGGTGATGGACCTTACGAAATAATGAAAAAACACAAAAACAAAAATTATAGAATGGGGTTTGTTTTGGACATCGCAAGAGAGGGGGATGGTTTAGGGGCAGAGGTTGCTGAATCGGAATATAAACCAGTTTTTTATTTTGGTGGACCCGCTACTGGTGCTCAAATAAAAGCAGAAATTAGTGAAATATCTGATTCAAAATTAGAAAAAGCGGCATTTTCAAAGCAAAAATCAACGGACGCGAAGTACCAACCAGCATTTTACAAAAATACAATGACGCTATTTGCCACACCTATATTTCACCTTGGTATGTTATATACCTTAAAAGCACCGACGATTAAAACTTCTAGAGCATCTTCATGGTTGTTTATCGAGGGGGACTATAGTGTAACCAAAGTAGTTCACAATTATCAAGCAGGAGGAACATACACAACAAAAGTTGAAGGGTTTTTAAATGGTAGTTCAAATGCACCAGATGCCGAAAAAGAAGCTTCTGAACCGGTTCCAGCTGAAAAAGCAGCAGAAGTCGAACCGGCGAAAGACGCTGCAAAGCAAGCAGCAGTAGACCCTTCTACACCAAAAATAGATTCTAGTAATGCTGGTTGGTGGTCTAAAGCGGCGTCGGCAGCAAAATCAAAAGAATAATATTATTAAAATTTCGTAAAACTATTTAATTTATGTCTAGACAATTATCAAATAATGTGATACCATTTGCTGAAAATGGTTTGGCACCTGATTTTCTTTACACACAAAGATCATATTATTTAAAAAACACAGAGATATATCCAGTTGGTAATAACATTCCAAGACCAATTGATATATGGTATCAAAGACCACTGTGGGGGAAAGTTGATACATTTCAAAGAACAATAATACCAAAAAACAATCTTTTAAAACAAATTGGCACTGATTTATATGCAATGAATTTTGTAGCAAATGCTTATTTTGATTTTAGAAATGCAGTATTAGAAGCAAGAAGAAAACTTAAATCATCAGCAGCAACGGTTATTGATATTAATAATCCAAAAAAAGCGTTTGAAGATGCGGTTTATTTTTATAACTATTATTTTAAAAACAAATTAGATTTACGATTTAAAAATAGTTTTTTAAGTGAAAAGAGTAGAAACAACACTAAAGATTTTGTTTTTTATATTGATAAATATTTGTCATTTGCCGAAGTAAAAAGTTATTTTCCTCACACCTTATCTGGTTATTTATTGTCTCCAATAATGAGCAATAGAGCAAGTGGGTTAATAATAGAGTTTGCTTTAGACAAATACGATGCTGATGATCAAAAATGGGTAAAATATTTATCTAGTGATTTTTTTATTGATTATATTAGACTTGCTGCCAATTTTGGTTTTTATGTTAACAAACACATTCCGTGGTCAATTGTAGCAAATATGAATTCTGTAAACATGAAAAGATATATGGCTCAGGTTAATGTGATAGATGCTGCAGATAACTTTCGAAAGAATTATTTACAAGCAGAATATATTAGTTATGAATCATTTAAAAAATATATGTTTGCTTCTTATTATTCTGTTATTTCTTCTAGACCTAGAATGGAAAAAATAATTGTAGATAGTTGCCCTGGATCATCAGTAGTGGAAACAAACTATAAAACATCAAGAATTTTAATTGATAGAAAAACAGAGTTTAAAGATATTAACAAAGTAACATATGAAGAATTTATAAGTTATTACCCAGATTACTTTTTTATAGAGAAATATTTTAAATTAAAACTTATAGAAGAAAAAGTTTCCTTGACACCTAAAAACTTCAATGATATATTGTATAGACTTCGCGAAACGGCATCAAATAAAAGCACATATTATGCTCTGATCCAGATGGCGAATTTTCTTGCAAAAGAAAAAGATAAAAAATATAATCAATACAGAAGTAACTTTTAGTGATATAATGCTTTTCCAAACATTCGATGAAAAAAACAAATGCTCCCTAATCTACAGAAAAGGGTCATTTAGCGAACAAATTGGTGACAACTGCACCCAAACTTGGTCCTATGCTACTTACCTACGACACAAGGAGGTCGAGTATGCTAATCTTTACACCGGGGGTCAATCCCTGGAAAACCTTTGCCCTGGAAGTCTTAAAGGGGAGTGGTCCTCTGTCCAAGGAAGAATCAAAGCAGCACTCAAAGCAGCAAACGAAGTAGGTTTAAACCTTGACGAGCACTGTGTCTATGATCTTATCCCGAGGCACTATCTGCAAAACTTCGCAGAAATAAAAAATAAAATCTGTGAAGACATCTTTAACAACTATCCTAAACCCCAAAACTATGACCAGTTGTTAAAGATAAATAAGGTAATCGCAGACATTCGTCTCCAAAAGGTCAACATTGACCCTACACAGATAGAGCGACTTACAGTCCAAGACCGTAATATGTTCAAAACTATCAGTCAATGCCGACCTTACATCGAATATGATATGTTTAAGACAGTCACAGGTCGTTTAGCAACAAAGCCTAACTCATTTCCAGTGATGACGCTTCCAAAAAAGTATCGTCAAGTCCTTACTCCAACTAATGATTGGTTATTTGAGTTAGACTTCAATGCTTGTGAACTACGAGTTGCCCTTGCTCTGCTCGGTCATGACCAACCAAAGGAAGATTTACACGATTGGAATATGGAAAATGTCTTCACTAGGACAAAAAGCAGAGAAAATGCAAAGAAAAGGATTTTTTCTTGGTTATACAACCCAAATAGCACCGATGATAAGGTAGATAAGATTTACGACCGTAAAATTCTAAAAGATATGTATTATGATAAAGTTTTAGGCAAGGTTTACACACAATTCGGTCGTGAGATTGATGCTGACGAAGACCATGCCCTAAACTATATCATCCAATCTACTGCTGCTGACCTTGTTTTTGAGCAAATGTATAAAGTTTGGGAATTTCTTGAGGGCAAGAAGTCTTTTATCAAGTTTTGCAACCATGACAGTCTAGTTATCGACCTTTCAGAAGAAGATCAACAAGACATAAATAAGATTTCAAAACTATTTAGTAATACAAGATTTGGCAAGTTTAAAGTAAACCACGAGGGCGGTAAAAACTGGGATCAAATGAAACCATTAAACATTAAATGAGGATTGAATGCAAACCGTCATAGGTTTGGGTAAGGCAGGTTGTAGCATCGCAGACGCACTCTCTGCCTACCCACAATATCAAATAAAAAAAATAGATGTAGGATTAAAAAAGACCAAATCAACCTTTGGTCTTAAGCATCAGGACAGTCCCGAACTTTATGAATCAACCCAACTACCGAAAGGTATAAACAACTTCTTAGAGGGGGTGATGCCCGAAACTTTATTCATTACAAGTTGTGGTTCTGTTTCTGGTGCTTCCCTTAAGATATTACAGAAAATACACGGAAAAACCAAAATACGAGTAATGTACATCCTTCCACAAGAAGACGACCTTGTAGGTCAAAAACTTCTACAAAACCGCCTTCTTTTCAACGTCTTCCAAGAATATGCCCGGTCAGGTTTGCTTGACCGTGTTTTTTTAGTTGACAATTTTAAATTATCTGGTATAATGGGTCCAGTTCCAATAATGAAGTTCTGGAACTCAATGAATAACTTGGTGGCAACAACTTATCATATGTTGAATGTCTTTCAAAATACGCAGCCAGTAATGACTACACAAACTAAGCGTATCGACACTGCTCGTGTATCCACCTTTGGTTTGCTTGATTCAGAAAATAATGAAGAAAAAATGTTTTTTGACCTTGACATTCCAAGGGAAAAAAGTTATTATTATGGAGTTCCGAAAAAACAACTAGAAGAAGATCCTAACTTGATGGAGGTTATTCGTGGAAACTTAAAACAAAACACAGAACACGAAAAAATGAAAATAACTTATTCGGTCCATTCAACCGATTATAAAGAGATTATATCTTACTGCGAAAAAAGCAGCACTTTGATACAACAACTAGCAGCGTGATAGATCAACACACTGACTTTAACTAAGGAGAAAATTATTATGGGAATTAATATGGAGAAAATGCGTGCTCGTATGGAGGCGCTTCAAGGAAACGGAAACAACTCACGTAAGAACAACTTCTGGAAACCGGAAGAGGGTGAGCAAACTATTCGATTGGTAGCGCCATCAGATGGCGACCCCTTCCGAGATTTTTGGTTTCACTATGACGTAGCGGGTGAACCTGGATTCCTATCACCAAAACGAAACTTTGGAGAGGATTGCCCACTTGATGACTACGTTCGTGCTCTATGGCGTGAGGGTTCAGAGGAGTCCAAACGTGTAGCACGTAAATTGGGCGCAAAGCAGCGTTTCTTTGCTCCAGTTCTTGTCCGAGGGCAAGAGGAAGAAGGCGTAAAAGTTTGGGGATTTGGTAAGCGTGCTTACGAAACTCTACTTGGTCTTGTTCTAAACCCAGAATATGGTGATATCACAGACCCTAACGAGGGAACTGATTTGGTTATCACTTACTCAAAACCAGCAGGAGCATCTTATCCAGAGACTAAGATTACTCCACGTCGTAAGTCTTCTCTTCTTCACGAGGACGAGACACAAGCACGCACTCTAATGGAGTCTGTGCCTGACTTTGATGAGGTCTTCGCTGACGCTCGTCGTTCCTCTACGCAAGTAGCGGATATTCTTGACCGCTTCCTCAACACAGTTGACGAGGCAGTCACCAACCAACCAGTATCCACTACCTCTACTGGTGCAGTTTCTGATGTGGACCAAGCGTTTGCTGATCTACTAGGTAGTTAATCCTTGTTTAGATAACCGCAGGGGGGCACGGGTTTATAGGTGCCCCGCATATTTTTGATAATTAAAAGGGGAAGAAGTGTTCGTAAAAGCCATCAAGTGTGAAGAGTGTAATACAACTGTTTATTCAAGAGCAAGAGAAGACGTGAGAGAGTGCGAGTGTGGACGAGTAATGGTCTACGGAGGTTTTCTAACTCACTTCAAATATGATATCAAAGATAAAAAAACAAAATTCAAAACCCTCAAAATGAACATTAAAGCAACTCCAAACGATCTTTATAACGATTATGAAAACATGGAAGATAAATTTGGGTTGATCAAACAAAAGAAACAAGAAACCAATTCAACTTATACATTTTAGGAGATAATCGTGAAAAAGTGGAAAAAAGGAGAGGACGGTTGGGATGATGCGCTTCAAGATTTAGCACATCGTTATAAAGGTCTCGGCGGGGGACCAGATAGCGAATCTTCAGTTCATGCTTCAAAACAAGATATTAAAGAAGGTTATGCTTGGTTCTGGTCTGATAACAGTGATGTTTCTAATCTTATCCAACGCTCTAAGGAATATATTTTAGAAGTAAGAGACTTCGGTGGTAATGTTTCAATGAAAGTTGATAAACGTGCTTACCGTGGAACTATTTATGCTTTTAGACCTGATAAGAACGGGAGTATAGGGGAGGAAGAAGTTGTCTAAAAAGAAATCTGCTGGTCGCTTATCAATAGACCAGATGAGAAAATTAATTAATAAAAAAGCAGGACAGGAAGTCTCTGTTGACTTAGCAGACCCAAACAATCCAACAACTGTAAAGCAATGGATTCCAACAGGCGCTCGTTGGTTAGATAGTATTATCTGCCGAGGTAAAGTTGCTGGTATTCCAGTTGGTAAAGTTACAGAGATTGCTGGTCTGGAAGCAAGTGGTAAGTCCTATATGGCAGCACAAATAGCAGGTAATGCCCAAAAGATGGGCATTGATGTTGTTTATTTTGATTCAGAGTCGTCACTTGACTTTAGTTTCTTGGAGAAAGCAGGATGCGATCCTTCAAAGATTCTTTACGTTCAAGCAACCTCGGTAGAGTTTGTCTTGGAAACAATCGAGGAACTACTCTCTTCAACAGACAGTCAGTTTCTTTTTATCTGGGATAGTTTGGCTCTTACTCCTTCTATTTCAGATGTAGAAGGCGACTTCAACCCACAGTCAACTATGGCGGTTAAAGCACGCATTCTATCCAAAGGAATGTCAAAATTAACTGTTCCTATTGCGAATAGTCAGTCAACATTCTTGGTTCTAAATCAGTTGAAGGACAACATCACTCGTTCTCCTTCTGAAGCACTTACCACTCCTTACATGACACCGGGTGGTAAAGCAATGATTTACACCTATTCGCTACGCATTTGGTTGACCCGACCAAAAGCAAAGGCATCTTTCGTCACCGACGATAAGGGTTATCGTATCGGCAATACTGTGAAAGTAAAACTTGAGAAGTCTCGTTTTGGTTCACAAGGTCGTCAGTGTCAGTTCCAAATCCTCTGGGGAGACACCGTAGGTGTTGCTGATGAGGAAAGTTGGTTTGATGCTATCCAAGGTTCAGAGTACCTAGAACGCTCTGGTGCTTGGTATGAACTCAAATATGCTGACGGAACTGGTGAGAAGTTCCAATCAGCACATTGGTTGACTAAACTTCAAGACGACAAGTTTAAAGCCCGTGTTTTAGAAATCATGGACGAAGAGGTTGTTATGAAGTTTGATAAGCGTTCAGGAGACGCAACCGAGTTCTACGAAGAAAGTGCTTGACTTTTAGTATAATTTAGTTTAGTATTCTATCATGGAGTGCAGAACTAAAACCCTCTCTAAAAAAGAACAGAACTATGTTGAGTTGGCGTCTCGGATAAGTTATCAATCCGACCACCATCATCGACATGGTGCTGTTCTTGTAAAGGGTTCCCGTGTAATAAACACCTCCCACAACAAAACCAAGTTCAACTCATTTGCTTCTCGTTTCTTTCCAAGACAAAAAGAGTGGGCAACTATTCATGCCGAGTTGGGTTCTATTCTAAATGTAGAAAGAAAGAACACAGAAGGTGCTACGGTTTATGTTGTGAGAATGAGTATAGAAGATAAACTAAGGATGAGCAAACCATGCGAAATGTGCAAAGCAGCGATGAAATGGGTGGGAATAAAAAAAGTAGTTTATTCCACCAATACAGGGTTCAAGGAGATGAAACTTTGAGCGAACGAATTATTATTATTGACGGACTAAACATGTTCCTACGAAACTACATTGTAGTCCCACAAATATCAAAAGACGGACAACCTATCGGTGGAACAACTGGTTTTCTCAAGTCCTTACAGAAACTTTGCCGTGAAATGAACCCAACCCAAGTTATTGTCTGCTGGGACGGACGAGGTGGTTCTCGCAAGCGCAAACAGCAAAACAAGAACTACAAAGAGGGTCGTGCCCCTATTCGTCTCAACCGCAACTTCAAGGTTTTGACGGAGGACCAAGAAAAAGAAAATAAAATTTGGCAAATGGAACGCATTTGGAACTATCTGAATAACCTTCCAGTAGTCCAACTAATAGCAGACGAAGTAGAAGCAGACGACATTATTGCTTACCTTTGTCGTTATTCGTCTCTAAAAGACGCTCAAAAGATTATTGTTTCAAGCGATAAAGACTTTTATCAACTGCTGGACCATAACACTATTCTTTACAGACCAGTTCAGAAACAATTACTAACACAGAAAACTGTAATAAAAGAGCACGGCATTCACCCAAACAACTTTGCTCTTGCCCGTGCTATTGTTGGAGATAAGTCAGACAACCTTGACGGAGTTCCCTCTGTTGGACTAAAAACCGTAGCAAAACGCTTTCCTTTTTTTGAGAAAGAAGACGATGTTTATCTTAATGATCTAATAGAGTTCTGCGAGAACCAGGAGAGCACAGCAAAGGTGTACGATGCCATAACAGAGCATAAAGACCTTGTGCAATCTAATTATAACCTGATGCAACTGTATAGCCCAAGCCTTTCGGCACAGACTAAACAGAGTATCGAATGGATTCTTGACAACTTCGAACACACCTTCAATAAAACTCAAACACAAGTTATGATGCTGGAAGACGGAATCAACGAGATTAATTGGAACGGTATGTTCGAGCAGTTTGCAAAAATCCAAAGGGATAAAAAGGAACTTAATAAATGAAGAACTTAAAACCAATTTTTATTGAAAATAGCAAACTACCTGTCTGGTTATCAAAGATTGCCCCTATTGACGTATGGGCATTTTCCGCTGGACCATTTGTTGTTTGCCGTGGAGAGTTAAACGAGAAAACAAAAACTCACGAGACAATTCACTTCTTACAGCAAGTTGAAATGTTGTTTGTCCTTCAATGGATATTGTATGGGTTATTTTATGTTATTGGTCGCTTTACAAAGGGAAGTTGGAAA